TTTCAAATCATTGCCAGTGCCACGGGTGTTGGCCGTTTTCTTGGGCCAACCCTTTTCACTGATAATGCGGTTGCAGATGTCATTTATGGTGCGGTAGGTTGGGTGTTCTTTTGGCTTTTTATTCTCCTTATCTGCTTCGCAAATAACCGAGATTGTAGCCTCAAGGATTTTAACCAACAATTCCGGCCCCTTTTTAGTGGCGTTTTTGGGGAAAGCGTCTGCCTCTTTTCGGATAGAATCCTCGATTGAAACGTTTCCGTTGTGGAATTGCACCAGTTCATTACGCAATGAATCTTTCATTTTTACCTTCATTCCCCGTAGCCTGCGGGGTTTGTCAATCGCGGGTGGCTATCTCCCGCGAGCACCTCACACGCGAGGCACGGGTTAAGACTCCCATAGATTGTACCAGTGCGCAACAATAAAAGCACATTGACCGCAAGTTTTATGCGGTGGCCGTTGGCGTTGGCGGTTGGGGCGGCGATGGACGGGCAAACGGTATCGTTTGAGGCTGGCAAGGCTGGCGAGGGTTGAGCCTGTTTTTGTGGGTTGGCTTGCGTGTTGGGAATATGGCCGCAATGGCGCGAGGTTGCGATTTGGGAGGTTTTTATTCTCTCCGCTATACTGACATTGCCCGCACGAGAAAACGCATCACAGCGCATTCTAGGGCTTTGCCGTTTTTTGGCCCGAGGTTGGCGCGTAGGGCGTTGGCGTGTGCTTCCGCTGTGGTGGAGCGGGCGGGGATTGCGCGAGCGTACAGCGAAAAATAGGTTTTTCTGATAGCGGGAATAAGGGAAGCTAATGCGGACGGGCAGTAAGCTTGCCTTATGGCTGGTATTAGGTTGGCTAATGGTGGCAGGCGCGGGCGGCGGAGGACGACGGGTGGGGTGACCACCCCATCGGCGGCCCTCATAGTAAGTACCCCCCAAAAAGAACTGGACACGTTTTAACTTGATGGTACCATTTTCCTATGTCCGAGATATCGGTGAAGAAGAACCTAACGGGCGAGACGCTCGATCTGTTTCTTGAAAAGCTTTCTAAGGGTGTCAGCCTGACTGGAGCCTGTGCCGCCTGCGGCATTAGTGCAAAGCGGGTTGATCAGCTTCGTAAGGAGAAGCCTAAGTTCAACGCACAGGTGCTGGCGGCTCAAGCACGCGCTGAGGAGGCGTTCATCGACAAGATTCTAGAAAGCCGCGATGGGAAGCTGGCATTGTCTTTCCTGCAATCGCGGTTCCCGCACTGGAGTCCGAAGACGGCTGGAAGCGACAATTCGTCCGCGAAGAGCAGTATCTCGCCTGAGCTTCTCTCGCAGTTGTCTTCGATTCCAGAGCGGATTAAGACTCGCAACTAATGCCCTCTAAAAAGAAGAAGCTCAAGACGCTGACGGTTCAGCCAGTCTTCAAGAAAGGTGAGCCTCCTAAGCGTAAGGGCGAGCGGGACATTATTGTACCTCGCCGCAAGATCAAGCCAGCCCCTGCTCCCTCGCTTGTGTTGTCTCCAGACGAGAAGCGCAAGCAGAAGGCTTTAGAGAAGATTGCAAAAGAGCAGGAGGTTTTGGAGGAGGCCAGCCGTCTGTGCAACTTCCCAAAGAACTTTCTGGGCTTAGAAACGTACCAGTGGCAGCAGGACGTATTGGAGGCTTTGGAGGCAAAAGAGTGTCAGGTAGCTCTGAAGGCGGCTAACGGCTCTGGTAAGACAAGTGTTGTCGCAGCATCCGCTATCTTGTGGCATATGGTTCGCTTCCCCCAAAGTCTTGTGGTCACCACGGCTGGGGTCTGGCGTCAGGTGGAGGGTCAGCTTTGGCCAAAGCTAAAGGAATACGTTCGTGGGCTGGGCCACGGCTGGAGGGCAACTAGCAACGAACTGGAGTTTTCCAACGGCAGCCGCGCTATCGGCTTTAGTACGAATGACGCAGGCAAGTTTGAGGGTTGGCACAGGCAGGGGCCGACAGAAAACCTTTTGATGATTGTCGATGAGGCTAAAACTGTGCCCGATCCTATCTTCACAGCCATCGCTCGCTGCCAGCCATCACGACTTTTAATTATGAGCAGTCCGGGATCTGCTTCGGGCGAGTTCTACGAAGCGTTCACAAAAAAGCGCAAATTCTGGGACTGTCACACTGTTACCGCATTTGACTGCCCCCACCTTACAAAGGAGTGGATTGACACTCAGATTGAGATGTACGGCGAAAACAGTCCGCTGATACGCTCGATGATCTATGGGGAGTTTGTGGATGACAGCGGTGAGGGGCTTGTCCTAAACCAGAAATCCCTAGAGGAGTGTTTGCAGAATCCGCCTGAGTTACAGATGGGTATGCGGGTTGCGTTTATTGACTTTGCTGCTGGTGGGGACGAGTGTGTATTTGCGTTGCGTAACGGCAATAAGGTGGTGGAGATGGTGACGTGGCGGGAAAAGAACACTAACGTGACTATCGGCAAGATATTGAATTTAATTAAGAAGCACAACCTAGCGCAGGATGAAATCTACGCTGACGAAGGCGGATTAGGTCTTCCGTTGTGTGATGCCCTTATGGATGCGGGTTACGACATCCATAGGGTGAATTTTGGCTCGAAGCCGTTTGATAGCAGGTACTCCAATCGCTCCGCAGAAATGTGGCATGTTGCCGCAAGAATTATAGAGAAGAGGGAGATTATCCTGCCCGATGACGGCATGTTGCACCAGCAAATGGTGACACGCAGAGCCGAGGTCAGCCGAACAGGCAAGCTGGGGCTGGAGCCGAAGGATAAGATGCGTGCTCGCGGCTTAGACAGTCCTGACCGTGCGGATGCAGTGATGGGCTGCATTTCGTGCGGGGGCGGCGTAGGGGGAACGTGGGAGAGGTTTAGTGGCATAACTCGTCCTACTCTTGCTGAGTTAACCGAAGACGCCGAAGCAAGTTTTAAAGAAGATTGCTTGCCAGATGGCATGTTTGTAGGTTATTAGCAGTCAAGTAAATTTTGCATTTACAGCGGTCAGCATTGAAGCCCGCTAAGACAGATGAAGGTATTTGTTTTATTTGCGGGGAGATTGGGCAAATCGTAGCTTACGATACTGTTTGTCGTGGTGGCGTATGCGATGAATGCATAGAGTCAGCAGTCTCAGTGGAAATAGCAATGATAACAGCTTGGGCGGGCAAGCGAGTGAGACACCCGTACAGAGGGGAATTTGAAGATGGCTTACGGTAAAGGTAAAAAGAAGAAAAAAGGTAAGAAGCTTTATGGATAAACCTAAAAGACGTTGGGCGTTAAGGTCTGGCACTGGCGGCACAGTAAAAACTAAATCCGGCCCAGTGTTAGTTAAGCCAAGCTCAGATGATATTCAATTTGGGAAAGATATAGACGAGGCTAGGAAAAGCAGTCTAAAAGCTCAAAAACTCGGAAAAGATCTAGTTCCTCTTAAAAAACTTCAGTTAATGCAAAAGGGTCTACTGAAGAACAAGAAGGATATGGATAAATTAAAAATACAAAAGTTTGGCACATGAGCAAAGAACTTTACACTGACATCGTTGAGGATGTCGCTAGTCGCGCACGATGGGAAACGCGACAGTCCTTATGGTATCAGATGCGGAATGACGGTTTACGCCGCCGACAAAAGCCGTGGGCCAATGCCTCTGACTTTCATTTCCCCTTAATCGACACCACCATTAACAAGCTCAAGCCTGCGTTTTTTCAGCAAGCGATGGGGCTAGATGTGTTGGCGACTTTTGTGCCGATGCGAACGCAGTTGGGTGCGTTTACTACGGCGGCAGAACATTGGTTCAGCTACAAGCTGAACGAGAAAAGCAATTACGCCACCGAGGTGATGAGTTGGATTGACCACATGCTTGTCAGTGGTCAGGGGGTTATGAAGATTTATTGGAACCCTGACAAGAAACAGGTTGAGTTCCAAGCGGTAGACCCGATGTATATGATTGTTCCACCGTGGACGAAGGGTCTGGATACGGCTGATCGCATCACACAGGTCATGCCTATGAGCCTAGAGCACTACAAGCGTTCCGGCATTTACGACACCAGTAAGGAAACTATTGACCGCATTAAGGGCGGCAACGTAAAGGACGCTGGTGTTACTGATGATCTGAAGTACGAGCGTGAAATCCGCGAAGGCATTACGCATTCCAACGATATGGATCAAGTGATCGTATGGGAAGTGTACACACAGGACGAAGACGGCAAGTGGATGATGAAGTGTTTTTCTCCGCAAGCCCCAGAGATTCCTTTGCGGGATGATATGGAGGTTCCGTTTGACCACGGGCAACCTCCTTTTGCTGTTACTAAGTACGAGATTACTGACGGCGGCTGGTACTCGCCTCGCGGCGTGTGCGAAGTGCTTGCACCTTTCGAGGCTTCGATGTGCAAAATCTGGAACGAGAAGATGGACGCCTTTACGCTGTTCAACAAACCGCTGTTCCGAGCCGAGCGTGACCTACCAAATAGTGTCAATTTACGGCTAAATCCCGGCCAAATCCTGCCTTTTGGCATTGCTCCGGTTCAAATGCCGAGCACTCCGATGGACTTTGATAAGGAGGTTCAGCAGACGCAAGCCATAGCCGAGCAGCGAGTCACCGTTCCCGACTATGGAATAATGGCGGACAGGGATCGCCGCACTGCGACTGAGATCGAATCCGTTAACGCTCAAGCGCAGCAGAATATGGATTTGCGTCTGCGCCTCTTCCGTCAAGCTTTGGGAGATTTGTTCCGCATGTCTTGGAGCGTACTCCTTCAGTTCGATAAGAAAAGTCTACAGTATAGATTTCTTGAAGATAGCCTCACCGTTGACCCTGTTGCGTTGCATGACGAATATCAGTTGGAGCCACGGGGCGGTATGGATATGGTAAGCAAAGCTATGCTGTTGAACAAAGCGGTGCAGCGTAAGCAGTTGTTTATGAATTCGCCTTGGATCAATCAGGTTGAGTTAGACAAGTCTATCCTAGAACTGGAAGACCCTTCCCTTATTCCTCGACTGGTTCAAGACCCGAACGAAAAAGCGGCCAACGAGGTTAAGGATGAGCAACAAATCCTTCCTGCTCTTTTAATTGGCGAGATGATTCCAGTTGGGCATGTTAACGAACATCCTGCTAGGATCGGGGTGCTGATGCAGTATCTTGAGAAGGCTAGGCAGTCAAACTTGCAGATTAGTCCTAATGGGCTTCAGGCAATTATGGCTCGTATGGATCAGTTGCTTTCAGCTTACGAGCAGGTTGACACAAACAATGCTCGCTCTATGCGAAAAGATGTTGAGGATTACTTGCGGCAAATTGGTGCAATTCCTTCGGAGCAGGATCAGCAAGCTGCACAGGTTCAACAAACAATGCAAGAAATGCAACCACAGCAACCGCAGCAGCCGCAGCAGCCGCAACCTGAGCAGATGGCAGTATAATGGCTATAGATAAATCCAAAATGAAGTGTAACTCGCCCAAACGTCAAGTGCAGGGCGGGAAGAAGTTTGTGGTTAAGGCGTGTAAGGATGGTAAGGAAAAGATCATCAGGTTTGGCGATGCCAACATGACGATTAAGAAGAGCGACCCAGCCAGACGGAAAAGTTTCCGCGCACGACATAACTGCGACACTGCAACCGATAAAATGTCCGCACGATATTGGTCGTGCAAAAAGTGGTAATGGCTGATAAAGAAGAAAAACGCTTACGCGAGCTTGCTGCCCTTGCTGACGCTGAGGCTGAGAACCCTGACGAGGCTGACATTCCTTGGGCGGCAGGGGTAAATCCATTCAAAAAAGATGATGATGACTGGGGCATGACTCCCGAAGAGTTTTTAAACCTATTGGAAAATAATAAAAATTTCCCTGAATTAGGGATGATTAAAGTTGGGGGCGGTTTTTACAAGGGGAGCGGGTTAAAGGTTAAAATTCCAGCTATAAATGAAAAGGGGTATGAAGTTGTTCCGATGAACAAATACACTGACCCTCTTAATCTGCATCCTTACCATAGGGGAGGAAAGCACAAAAACTACCCTGTATGGGAAAGAATGGCGGAAATCAGCACGGAAAAAGGCAGCCCGACAAGCGAAGTAGCAGTTGGATATGGGGCTGATTTAAGGGCTTTTGCGAGGTCATTGATTGACCCTTACAAAAAATACCCGCATAAAGACACAGGAGACATTGCTCAGGATATAAAAAATATAACGGAGTTTTACGAAAAAGAATCAAAAAGGATAAAACCATTATCTTCTTATTCTAAAAAAGAACTTGATCAGGCAGAGCAAGCATTTAGTGCTAGATTTAATAAAACTTTAATGAAGGGAAAGCGGCCATTACCAAAATCAGCACCTTAACTTTTAAGCAGTAGTAATGAGATTTTTTAACTTTATATCTATTGCGTGGCGTCTATCTAAGCATATCCCTTGGATTGGGGAGCCTGAGTGGACAGCGCAAGAATCATCAGCTTTACGCAAGTTTCTTGTGTCTGATGAGGGTAAGCGGTTCCGAATGGTGCTGCTAAATATGGTTCTCAAGCAAAACCAACAAGCGGTGTCCAGCAAAAAAGAACTTGAATTTAATGCTGGTTTTGCGAATGGTGTTCGTACGGCTGTTCACACAGTTGAAGCTCTTGCGGCTGATGTGG